ATTTACAGAATGCGGGAACCCAGATTGATCTGTAATGTTCAAAAGATCCGTTCTGTATTGCGACCAAGCGCCTTGCTGCTCAGGCGTCATATCATTCCAGCGCAGAGGATTGGAAACGATAGGGTCTACCTCGTTAGCTAACCTATCGTCTCTTTCCCAGCGCACCCCTGCCGCAGCATCCGCATCTAATTCTTCCTGCGTTGGAGCTACATATGCTGCGTAATCAGACCCTATCAAAGCCAGTAATTCTTCATTACTTACAGTGTTATCTAGATCATGTGGGTCTAATGTGTACGGTATCCACCCAAGCTCTGGGTGGTTTATTTCAACATCAAATCTAGTGTTTTCTGCGTTTAAAGAGACTGCGTTGCGAACCTCTTGAATAAGTATACTCATTTTAATAATCCTATGTTTTACGAAATTCTAACCCACAAGGCAAAACTTGTATAGTTAGCGAGACTATATCTACCGTAGGAAGTCATTTGACGCCATGTGCCAGAACACCCTGCGCCTGTGGTGGTGTGTGTGGGAAATGTATTCTGAAAAGGCCCGCGCCCATTGCCATTAATCTCTTTCAAACTGCTTCCGCTAAGTGTGGTATTTGGATTTACAGCACCAGACCCACTACTAGTATAGGCTCTTCCCGCTATAGTATAAGTGCCAATGGTGTTGTAAGTGCCGCCAGACGCAAGAGAGTTTCGGATTGAATTTCGGGTGGTGGTATTAATGCTTGCAATATTCTGCAATTGCCGACTTGAGTTAATGACATCAGTGCCGCCAACCTCAAGCATATCAACGTTCACAACGCCATTGCGAACCTCTAGGCTTTCATTCCCACCACACACAACGCGCCACTGGTCATTGGCATGAAACTCAATATATGTGTTGCTGTCACCATCGTGAACAGCAATTTTAGCTGGTTGTAACAAAGCCCCATCAATTCTAAACGCCCTTGGCGTATACAAATTCTTGCTGGTTTCCTGATTAAAGCGAAACCACGTTGTATCTTCGCAACCAATCTCACCCACGCGGGTTGTGCCGTTGTAAAACTGAATGTGATCGCTGACGTTGTTATCAGCTTTGTAAATTCTTACTTCCGAATCATTTTGCGTTCCAGTACCAACATCAAGCCGCGCATTGACTTGCAACTCGCCCGTCATAGTGCCACCAGCTTTTGGTAGAGCAGCATTTGCAGTATTAGTCGTGGTGGTTAAAACAGCATCTCTAGCGGCTATATCGACGCCATCAACAGTTCCCGTAACAGATAAATTGCCAGTCAAACTGACATTGCCGCTTGCGTCACGCACTAAATACTTTTCCGCTGGAACTGTTACAAAAATATCTTTTGTTCCCGCCGACCAATCTACCGCGCTATCGCTGTTAGAACTTTCTAAAATTGTATCTCTAGAAAGCGTTGTGCCAGACGCGGTATATGTTCCAATTGCAACCTCGAAGTCAGTGCCATCGGTGCAGACGTAATAGGTAGTATTTCCATCGCCAACAGCCGCAAACGACTGGAACCCTTCCTGCGCACCCGCCAACGTATAAGCGCCAGTTGACGCTGTGTCAGTTGTCTCTTTTACACGATCTGCAATTACTAAAGCCATAAAAGTTGCCCTAACTTATTAAGATGGGTCTGGAATGCCTACACTTAAAGCTTCCAAGCTAAACGTGTTGCCGGTTGTAACTGCCTGAGAGGCCGTAAGAGATCCAGTGACAAGTAATCTGCTGTTTGTTGTGTCAGCTATTGCATAGTGCGTTGCCGTGCCTGTTCCAGTAACAGCGCCGCCAGAGGAAGCTGCCATTGTGACCTCACGGCCACCGGCAGATCGGTCTGCTGGCGCACCTATCGAAATTGACGTCTGGTTGCCAAGCGTGTATGTGCTTGTGGCTTCCGCATATGATGTTGGCTCTTGCGAGCAAATATCAACGCGGTTGGCCTCTAAATCCAAAATCGTCAGGCCATTGTCTAAAACCCGATCATTAATCGTCGCCATCAGTAACTCCTAGCTTTCATCTTTAGGCCAACGCCGCCATATTTTGCGCTTTCATTGTCTGAATTTATACCACTGATGGAATTATTCAGCAATGACGCCCAAACTTGTATACGGCTGTCGTCGGCGAGGTAAGGCGCGCTATGCACCAACGCGCCATATAAATACGCATCTGGGTAATACGTCAGAAGCCAGTTGCTCGTGTTGACGTCACTCAGCGCGGTTGGTCTTCCGTAATAAACCATTTCAAGCGTTAGCGTGTCAGAGTTTGGATTCGGATACACCTCTATCGATCCGTCGGTGATCGCGTAGAAGCGCGGCGTGCCGCTGGTGTTTTGGCCAAGCTGGCGCTGCTCCATCATCTGCGACTGGCTGACCGGCTCCAACGGGCTCGTGTTTCCGCTCAGCATGCTTAGCCTGATCGGCTCCAAGAAGTCAGTCGGCGGAGATGTGTACTGGCTGTCAATGACAGCGGTAGAGCGCTTTTCCATACGCCAGTGCCGTATCTTGCGGTTGAAGTCAGCCTCGGCCAGCGAAATAAACGTCGGAATGGCGCTCGTCAAATCGGTGCGGTTTAAGAAGTCCGCCACGCTCGTTTTAAGCTCCGCATATGTTGTCAGTGCCATCTGCTATCCTTAAAGCGTTCCGGCTCTTGTCCGAAAAACGCGGTTATCTCTGTCGTTCAGCCATTTCTTCAGACGCTTAGGGTCATCCACAATGCCTTGGCTCTTGAGCTGATAATACACTGAAAGCGGGATCGACGCCACCTTCGGCATGTCGCCAAACTTGCCGTCAACGTTATTATAAGCTCGCTTGTTGCTTTCGGCGATGTGCTGGGTGTCTTGTACAGTTTCCACCACATATTCGCCCTTGCCGGTGACGTGCCAGTATTTGGTGATACCCGTGTCTACGTCGCGGCTGAATAATCTTTTCATGCTGCCTCCTGTGATAGTGGGGCGACGCCTAAACGCCGCCCCTCCAATCTTATGATACGTTCAGATCGAACACGCCGCCATGCGCCGCTTCGTTTGACACTTTCAAGCCATACTCTGCAAGCATCATGGCTTTGTCAGCGTCACCAGTTTTGGCAAGATCCACTGAGTTGATCGGACGCAGATAGCATACTGATGCATATTCTGGGTCGAGCAACCACGCGTCACGCTCACGCTGGAAGCGGTTTGGCACAACCTGAAGTGTACCAAAATCTGACATATACACGTCAGCAGCACCGATAATTGTGGTCGGGCTGTCGCTTGGCGCCATGTAACGCTGAGCAGCAATACCGGCAAAGCCTGACACAACGGTTTTGTTGTGTGGGCCAACCATCAGGATTGATGGGTTGCCGCCAGACGTAAACGCCTGCTGCATCACGTCCTTGACCATTGCTTCGGTCAAATCGCGCTGCGTGCCGTCGTTACGAGCGTCTGAGCCGTCGTTGGCAGTTGGGTCTGTACCGTCACCAGCTTTGTTGGTGTTGGTCGCAATCCACGCACCCAAGCCAGCAGTCTCGCGAGCTGTAGATGAGTTCCCTGCCGCCCGAGCGTTATTGTCAGTTAAAACTGCTTCGATATCGCGCTTTAACTCGCGTCCGCGCTTGGCCATCTGGTATGCTTTTTCGTCATTTCTTCCGGCCAAATCTTGTGCATTCAAGTTGTCTGCAACAATCAATGTACGACGTGAAATGTGCGTATAGTTGCCAATACGAACCGATGGGGCTGTGCTATCAAATGACGTTACGTCGTCGCCATCAATGACCGCCGTCTTATCGACAGCCGCAAGCGAGTCAGTTTGCCACTCGAAAAACGTGTTTGAAACGCTTTCTGAGCCGATATTACTTTGCAGAGGCACCTCGTCGGGCGAGATATTCGCAATTACATTTGCGAGGCTCTCGCGGATACCTTTGGCGTCAAATGACGTAAAGGTGTTTGCTACTATTGCCATATTTTTTCTCCATTATAGCAAGGCTTTAATTGCAACCGCTGCATCATGCACGCGGCCAGACTTCTGTAGGCGCTGTTGCGCTTCCTGCGCGGCAGTTTTCGGCTTTGGCGCTGAACCGCGAGAACCTGCTTTTAGAGTTTTGCTGCGCGGCTTCTTAGGCTTCACTTTCGCCTCGTTAGCACGCGTTTCGCCTCTGTCGTAAAGCATGGCTTTCCTCGCCAGTTTGACCAATGTCGCGTTTTTCAGCCCTTGAACGTCATCTTCGTTAAAACCCTCTGTAAGAAGGAAATCACGAATTTGCCCAGCTTCTGTCGATGCAACCTTCTGGTCGCGCCACTCTGGGATCAGATCAGGCAGAGCGGTTCTTTGCTCTTCCAGATACTGCTGCTCCATTTGCTGCATTTTCTTCTGCTGAAGATCACGCAGGCGGGCCTGCTCGGCTTGAACGGCTTGCATCTGAGCGCTCTTCTGCTCTTGCTGCTTTCGCCACTGTCGCTCCGCTTTCGCTGCCATCGTGGGGTCTGTGTCGTACAGTGTGTCCCAATCAGGCTCGTCTTGCACCGATTGCTCAATCTGCTGGCTTAATGCTGGCAGTAGTTGAGCGTATTGCGCACGCTCCCGCTCGATTGCTTCGGCTTCTGCTGCATACGACTTGCGCATCTCAGCCAGCTCCTGCGTCTTACGGGTGTAGTCTCGATGCCTTAGATGTCCGCTTTTCAGGTCTTCGACCGTAATCTCTTCGCCGTCTACTTCCACCGTGGCGGATAGTATGTCGAAGGATTGATCGCCAGAGCTGTCGGCGTCGTCCTCTTCATCAAGCTCGACTTCAGATCCTTCGACGGGTGAATTGTCGATCTCTTCGTCAGCCATTTCGACGTCAGCTTGATCCTGATCTTCAGTTTCAGCTTCAGTCTCTAGCGCATCAGTTGCCTCTGCATTATCCTCTTGGGGTGCAAACATAGCACTGATTGCATTTTGCGCGTCGGTCAGGCCAATCCCTTGCGGGGTGTTAGTATCTGACATTTTGCGTCAATCTCCTTTATTATGCGGCTATTTCTGTTTCATTTCAATAGTCGCGTTGTCCGCCATTGCACGCAGGGATTGCTGAACCAGCTCAACCCCGCGCAGTTTCATGTAGACAGCCTCTCGGCTGTCCGCATCGCCAACGCCAGTCGCTTTGAACTCGCGCCAGCAATCCTGCTCGATCTCAGCGAGAAATCGCTTGAGGTCGGTATCGTCTAAAAGTCGCTGCGCCTGCTTGCCGTCATCAATGACCTGCTGCTTAGTCTTCACGCGCAGCCTCCTTGATTACGTCCGCCTGCGCCTTCAGAACTTCGCGGTTGATCGCCAACTCGGATCTGATCTGCTCCACGTTCAACTGTCCGCCATATTTGGCCTTCATCTCTTCGGCCTTCACAAACAGCTCCGCCTCCAGCTCGTCACGCTTGCGGTCGTCATCCATCTGCATTTTCTCGCGGTCAAGCTGCAACTGCGCGGCCTTCTTCTGGATGTCCGCTTGGATCTGCTGGATCTGTACTTGTATCAGCATCTCGTTCACGTCCGGCTTTTCTTGCTTCGGAGGCGGCGTAAACTCTGCGGGGTTGCTCCAGAACTGCGACGTATCCTTGAATCCGGCCAGCTCTGTCATCGCCTTTAGCGTGTTGCTGAGCTTCGTGATGTCGGTCAGCGGGTTCTGTGGCCCCATAGTCTTCATCGCGTCCTTCTGCATCTCGCCGATCTGGCGCAGCATCATCATACGCTCGGCGTCTGTGCCACGGCCAAGCGCGACGTTGATCGAGACGTCCATGTTGCTATTCCACACACGCGGATCAATCGGCACGAACTCATTGCGCAGGCGAACCATGCGAGGCGCGTCCTGATGCGTCGTGATCAGGTGCAGCACGATCTTGAACAAGTCTTTCATGCCGGTTTCCGCAAAGACACGCGCGATCAGCTCGATGTGCTGCTGAGCGGCGCTCACAGTCGCTGCAACGGCGCTGGCGGTGGTAGACTGCAGCACGTTGGCGTCTAGCCCCTGAGACGCCTTTGAGATGCCTGTGCGGGCTTCTTTTACCTGATCCATATATTGCAGGACGGGGAACGCCTCGCGGCCAACAAATGGCATCGACAGCGGCTGCACCTGACCGGCTTGGCGTTGGCGGATGATGCTGCCAACCTCTGTGTTCATGACGTCAGATAAATTAACCATGCCTTCTGTGACAGCCACGCGGGGATGTATGGACATGGCCAAGCTGTCCAGCGTGTTGCGCATGATGACAGACTTGATCCGCTGGATGTCCATGACGGTGTCCGCCACACTGATGCCGAAGAAATCGTGAGGCTCTGGATCTGGGCAGAACGTGGCGAAGGGGGCCATGTCAATCGGCTCGTTGTTCAGTATCTTGTTGCCGTCGCCCGCCGTGCAGATTTTGCGCAGCTCCGCGATGCCGTCGCCGTCATAATCAACGCGGATATAGTTTTCGACGTACAGCACCTTACGCATCGCCGGATCGTTGCGCTCGTTCATCTCGTTGGTCAGCGCGGGATTGCGGACGTACCGCTCGACGTTGGTGTTCATGTCGTCATACGCGGATGACATGCTGGCGACCTCGTCGTAGTCATATCCCATCGCAACCAGCTCTGAGACTGTCACAATGCGCCTGTGGGCGACGTAATCTGCTTCCGCGATAGATTTGGCCTCGCGGGAGATTAGCAGCTCCTCGGGCGGCACAGCCTCCAGCTTAACGCGTCCGTCGGTGCGCGTATT